GCAATGTCATCACGTATGGCAAACGGTGGATCGAGGTTCTAGAAACGAAACCTGTCGTAATGCACATACACGACCTGTGGCCTTATGGTTCGCCTGTCTTGCGTCGGTGGATTCTAAACAACGCAAAACTCGTGATGTTCAACAGTCCAAAGCAATGGGACATGTTCCACTACCAGGTGAATGTACCCAAAGCCTACATTCATATCCCTGTGGACATGGAGGGAATAACGAAGACTGTTAAGGAATACGATGGGGAACGCAAAGGTATCATCTGGTTAGGGCGCATCGAAGCAGGTAAGGGAATTCAATATGCCGTGGACTGGTCCTTGTGCAATGACAAGCGGATCGATCTCTATGGTCAGATGAACGATCCCCACATTCGCATCGTTCCTCCTTGTTACTACTGCGGACAAATTGCACACAGAGACGTGCCGGGGCTGCTCGCACAGTACGAGACATTTTGGTATGCTCCGGTGTTTGGCGATTTGTATTGCCGGAGTGTCGTGGAGGCCGCAGCAGCAGGATTAAAGATGGTACTGGTTGGGGATACTCAAGCGCTTTGGGATTGGCTAGATTTTCAGGCTAGTCAGGATGCGCCAGACACATTCTGGTCTTTCATAACAGGGGTAGCACATGGGTGAGGTCAAACAGGCAAGCTATTACGACCAGGTTTACTCAAAACAGATCATCGGTGTACCACGGGCCATGACCCTGATTAACCACTGGGCCGACAGGGCGTCGAGGCACATAGACGGCGGTTCTGTACTTGATCTAGGCTGCGGACTTGGCGTTTTGGCAGACAAAATCAAAGATGCTGAGTACACCGGCGTGGACTTTTGCAAGGTTGCCATTGGCTATGCAAAGAAACATTGCCGGAACAAGCACGCTAAATTCGTTCTGGCAGACATCCTCAAATTCGCTAGAGAGATCGAAGACGGCAGTTTTGACACTGTTGTTCTCAGTGAGGTGCTAGAACATTTAGAACATCCTGAAGACATCGTTAGAGAAGCGAAGCGGATTGCTCGTATCCAGATTATCGTTGACGTGCCAATGGCCAGCCCCAATCCGGCGCACGTCAAGCATATATGGAGTGTAGCCGACCTGCAACGGCTATTTGGCCCTTTGGCAATAGTTGAAGACATTCGTGGCTTTTGGCTTGCCGTGTGGAAAAAGAACGGCAGGTCAACGGTTTTCCAAAAGAAAAAGTGAGGCGGGAGTTAGCTCCCGTGACTGGAAAAGGAGACACATATCATGACGCACAGTCCTTCATTTGGTTCACAATTGAAGTGGGACCCCGCCGGTGGCACGGCTTACAGTGCCGTTGGTCAGGTCAGAGACATTGGATTTCCCGATCTTTCACGTGGTGACATCGACGTGACCGATCACGATGACGGTATCACTGGTGGCACGCCATACCGGACATTTCTGCCTGGCATCACTGACGGTGGCAACCTGTCGTTTGCCATCGGTTTTGACCCAACCGATGCCGATCACGGCACGGCTGTAGGCACCGGGTTGCTCGGTTCGTTTGAACAAGATGGTTGTACGCTGCCAGCCTGGGAACTCACGTTGCATGTATGCACAGGTACAGCTGTCTGGACGTTTGACGGCTACCCGAACAGCTTCAGCGGCGCAGTGCCACTGGAAGGCGAACTAACCGCCGATGTAGGCGTTAAGGTCTCTGGCAAGCCGACACTAACCATAACAACCTGACATACAATTCCAAGGAGCGAATTCTATGGTTGACTTTTTGACTGACCGCAAGGCCATTCTTGCTGCCGGGTTCAAGACACAAGAGATCGAGATTCCGGCGTGGGGTGGTACTGTCCTCGTTCGTGAACTGACTGCCGACGAAGTTGAGCAGATCGGTTTCGGCATGGCCGACGAAGAAGGCAAGGTTGATCCGAGCAAGGCGCGTGGTCGCATGCCGTGGATCGTCGCCAGGTGCGTGATCAACGAGAAAGAGGAACGCATCTTCGTCGACGGTGACGCGAAGAGGCTGGCGCAAAAAGGCGGTGATGCTGTCGTGAAGGTAGCAACGACGGTGTTAGAGCTATCCGGTCTGGTAGACGCCTCAAAAAACTGACCATGCGTCCAGCACGGCGTTTTGCCTTTCGTCTAGCCCTGGCTCTCGGTCATGCCAATCCCGACGCCATGCTGGCACACATGCCATTCCGCATCTACCGGGAATGGCACGATTACTATCAGATGGAACCATTTGGCGAAAAGCGCGCTGACTTCCGGTCGGCTATCGTGGCGGCAACGGTAGCCAACGCAATGGGTCGAGCCAAGGGAAAGCCCGCTTTCCGGGTAGAGCAGTTCATGCCAAAATTTGGACCTAAACAGATAGTGAAAAAGAAGACGCCAGATCAACTGTTTGACAAACTCAAGGTACTCAACCAACTCTTCGGTGGCACGTTTATAGACAAACGAAAGAAGCACAATGGCAGCGACGATTGATGTTGCAAAATTAGTCACGCAGATCATTGCCGATACCACCAAGTGGAAAAGTGGTTTGGGCAGTGCGACGAAAACTGCCACATCCTTCTCTGAGAAAGTTGGGCGTGCTTTTGCCAACGTCGGTGTCCAGCTGCTCGTAGACGGTGCAAAGCAGGCTGCGAAGAGTATCCTCGGATTGGCGAAGTCATTTGGGCAGCTCGCCATCAATGCGGCCCCGCTACAGGGCATCGGCGCAATTTTCAAAACCAATGCTGCGGAATTTGGCGTTTCCATAGACGCCATGCGCAAGGCAGCAGCGGGCACGGTAAGCGACTTTGAGATGATGCGCCAGGCCAACGTCGCCTTGACCGGTGCAGGCACAGAACTAGGCAAGGCGTTTGGAGAGAGGCTACCCAATTTGCTTGAGGCCGCACGCGCGGCTGCCCGTGCCACGGGTCAAGACGCGGGATTTCTCTTTGAGTCATTGGTAACCGGCGTCAAGCGTGCTTCCCCAATGCTGATCGACAACACAGGCATAGTCCTCAAGATCGGCGAGGCCAACGAGGCCATGGCTAAAAGCCTCGGCAAGACCGTTGAACAGCTTACGGCACAAGAGAAATCCATTGCCATTCTCAATGCCACCACTGAAGCTGGCGCAAAGATCGTCGAGAAATATGGCAGCGCACAACTCACGGTTGCTGAACAGCTCCAACGATCTCAGGCCGTTTTCCAGAACTTCAAAGACCAGGCTGGCCTGGCTCTTCAACCTGTCCTCTCAAATTTGATGGGCCGGTTCAACGACCTGGCGCAGCGTGTGCTTCCTCCTCTCGTCAGTCTGTTTGAGACAAAGATCGCCCCGGCTTTAGACATCCTCGTGGACAAACTCGGCGGCCTGGGAACAGCAGCAGTAGACGCTGGCGAGTCGTTCCTCGGCAAGTTCGGCAGTAAACTGCTCACAGCAGCCGAAAATGCGTTGATGTGGGGCATTAAGATTTCTACTGAGTTAGCAACGGGGTTAGTCAAGGGTGCGGCGCAGGCACTCACGGCAGCTATGCAGTTTATCGGCAACCTGCTGTCCTCTTGGCTCTCCCCTGGCTCCCCTCCCAAGGTTGCGCCGCAAATTGGCGCGTGGGGCCAAGAAGCTTTTGGGCAGTACTTGCATGGGATGACCAAGGCATCTTTTGGCATCCTGGAAGGCGTCCAGGGGCCACTACAAAAGACGCTTGACACCCTGGTTGACATGGGCGCAATCGGGGAGAAAACGGGGAGAAAGGCGTTCAAGGGGCTGACGGGTGACCTGACTGTCGCTCTCACCGCCTTCCAAAAAACCGGCAAGGTCGGCAGTGAGATATTTGAGAAGTTGGAGGCGGTCGGGGGCCAATTTGGCAAAGAGTTATCAGGCCTGGCACGCAAGCAGTTTGCATTAGCAGCGGCAACGCGGCAAGTCCAGGAGGCTGAGGAGAACCTGAACAAGGCTCGTAAGGCCAGCGAAGAGGCTCGTGGCACTGTCGACAAGCTGGCGGATGAATACAACAAACTGCTGGCTGCGGGGGCAGACCCGGCCCTTCTGGAGGCAAAGAAGGCCGAGTACGATGCCGCACAGGATCAACTTGCCCTCTCTGAGGATCAAGTGGTGCAAGCCGAGGAACAAAAAGCGGCGGCTGAGGAACAAGTCGATCCGCTTCAGGAGCAGGTAGACGTACAGCAAAGGGTGCTTGACCAGCTCCTGCAAATGGCCGATGCACAGAAGGAGGTCACAGAGTCGGCATTGGAGGCCATGGGGGCTATGGCCGGGGCCGGGGCAGGAGCGGATACTGAGATAAAGTTGCCGAAGCCAAAAATACCAAAGCCTGACTTTTCCGAACTGACAAAAGGATTTGAGGATGCTAAGGCGGACATTTTGGAGAAGTTCGGCGGGATGTTCAAGCCAGTCACCGACGCGTGGGAAAACGACATCAAGCCAACGTTGGATACCCTGGGGGAAAAATGGACGACGTTCACCGGCATCGTGAAAAAGTTTTACGATGAGAAGGTCAAGCCGGTCGTGGAAAAGATCAAGAAGTTCTTGCCACCGGGCCTCGCAGAGAAAATAGGCGAGTGGGCAGGAATAATTCTCGTGGCAGGCATAGCAGTCAAGTTTTTACTAGTAGTATTGGCACTCTTGACCAGTCCCATCGTACTGTTAGGCATAGCCATTGGGATTTTGATCATCCTGTGGGAAAAGTACGGGGAACAGGTCACGATAACGGCGAACCAGATCATTTTCTTGATCACCTATGCCCTGGATAAGGCGATCACGACACTCAAGCAAATGGCTTTCATCATTGAGTTTACGGTGGTCAGGGCGTTCACGACTGCTTACAACTTTGTGAAAGACAAACTAGGTGTCATTCTCACTTGGCTTAGAGAAAAAGTCCTCGATCCTCTCTCAACGTCGTTCTCAAATGTCGTTGAGTTCATTAAAGGTCTGGTTGAGAAGTTTTCACAACTTCAAAAGAAGTTTGACGTGTTCAAACTGCCAGCCTGGATGAAACCCGGGTCCCCGACTCCGTTTGAGCTTGGCATCCGTGGCATATCGAGTGCGATCAAGGAACTCTCAGACGTGGATTTGCCAAAGATGGGGTTAGAGCTAAACGCACTGCCAGGGGGTGGCGGAACAGATAACAGTGAAAGTAATACGTACTTCACGATGAATGTCAGCACGAGGGCGGAAACACCGACAGTGGTTGCCGACTTTAGCACAATGGTAGCTTTAGAAGGATGAGAAAAGTAGCACTTGTCGTTTTAGCACTCTCGCTTGTAGTCTGCCAAGTCGGCAGCGTGGAAAGTGGTACTTTCCACACAGAAGACGACCCAAAACCGTACAAGTCGTATTTCCCTCTCGTGATGTTAGGAGCAGTGGACATGGGATCATGGTCAGTAGTAGTCCCGGAAATAGTTGTCAACAAGGCGATCAACCCAAGCGGCGAGATCGCCGGCAACTTTGCGGCTGTCGGCGGCACGGTAACGCGCGTCACCACACATTCCTGGCGTGGCTCATATGGCTACCGCGTCCAGACGGCGGCGAACAACCAGGGTGCAACCTTCACGCTAAGTACGCTTGCGAATGCGATCCACTACGTCACGCTGCGCGTCTATGGCACGCTTCCGGCAAGTTGGGATTGGAGTTTGGACAACGCAACTTACGCTGCACCCACCCTCATTGAGACTTACGGCGATGGGTGGTATCTGTACGGTCACCAATTCCCGGCGGCGCAGGCCAACGGATCGACTACGCTGCGCGTGTACCAAAATGGCGCAGGCGCAGGTGACTTCTACGTAGACGCGATCCAGGTTGAAGAGAAGAGCTACTGGACATATTATGCCGATGGTGACCAGAAAGGCTGCGAGTGGAACGGTGCCGAACATGCCAGCACCAGTTCACGATCCGCTCTGAGTCGGGCTGGCGGGCGAGTGTACGATCTGAAAGCAGACTACCACTTTGGCGTGGTAGACGCGATAGGTGTCGGCGCACCTCCACAGTCCAACAGCGTAGACGGGTATGCCATTCTCCCCGGTGGACAACTAAATAGCGTCAAAATTAACCCCCGTGTCTTCACGTTGGTCGGCGTGTTGATGGGCGCCGGTGCTGACTGCGATTTGAACGAGGCGCGGCAAAATCTGTTTGCTATCCTGGCCCACGACGCCTATCCCAAAGACGCCGACGGCTGGCAGCCGGTCATCATCCGCTACACCGGTGCGGATGTGGTCAAGGAGATCAAAGCGCATTACGAGGGGGGTCTCGAGGCAGCGATCCGACTTGAGAACAGGATACACGAGAAAGTGTCGCTCCGGTTCATTGCCCCCGATCCACTCTGGTACGGTATCGGGGAGGCGTCGCATGTGCTGGACACGAACGATAGTGCAACCTTGCGTTATGTGACGGGTCGGTTGAAGAGCACAGGGCAATGGGATGATCTGGGACTGACGGCAAACCCAACGGCGGGGGGGTCTATTCTGGTCGCTGCTACTGCGCCAGATGGAAGCGTTTATGTTGGTGGCAGTTTTACAGGAATGAATGGCGTTGCCGGACGGGATTACATTGCTCGTTACATTCCCAGTACTGACACATGGGAGACCGTTGGCCCCGGGAGCTCTCTCAACAGTCTTGTTTTTGCAATTGCTTTTGCTCCCAATGGTGATGTGTATATCGGTGGCAACTTCAATAACTTGGGAGGTGCCAATGGTGACAACATTGCTTATTGGGACATCTCAGCATCAACCTGGGTTCCTGTGGCGGCAGGTGGTACGGGGGATGTAGAAGCCCTCGCATTTGGGCAAGACGGTACGCTGTATGTAGGTGGATTGTTCTTGGCATGGAATGCAGACGGCAATCAGGATTACATAACGAGCTATCCTATCGGTGGCCCTTGGACAGCATTGGGAACAGGAGTAAATAATTTTGTATTTGATTTTGCTGTAGCTCCTGATGGCACTCTCTATGTGTGCGGCGATTTTACGGCAGCTGGTGCTACAGCAGCAACTAGAATCGCATCTTGGGACGGTACAGCTTGGAGTACATTGGGATCAGGAGGGCTTGATGATCAAGGCAGGTCATTGGCAATTTCTGAAGATGGAATTCTTTATGTAGCTGGATTATTTGTCACGGCAAATGATGTATCTGCAAGCAAGATCGCTAAATGGAATGGCTCAACATTTGAGCCTCTGGGTGATGGTCTAAATAATCACGCCTACGTTATAGTCTTGGCCCCGGATGGAGTACTCTACGTGGGGGGGGTTTTTACTGTCGCTGGTGACATTTCTCTTGCCGACCGAGTTGCAAAGTGGAACGGCTCGTCTTGGGCACATCTAGATATTGATCTGCCAGGAGACCCCATCGTCAATGCGCTTGCAATCAGTCCTGTTGACTCAGTCATTGGGAACAACTATAACGTATGGATTGGATTCAACACAACAGGCACAGGCTACTTAGCGGGCGATCACGCAACAACAAACAATGGCACAGCGAGAAATCATCATCCCAAAATTATCATCTCGCGCAGTGGTGGTACGAGTGCTGTGCTAGAAGAGATCAGGAATGAGACCCTTGGTCTCGAATTGCTTTTCAACTATGCTCTCCTCGATGGTGAGACGTTGACCATAGACCTGACACCCACTGCCAAGAGCATCGTTTCCAACTTTTTCGGCCCCCGTCCTGATGCCGTTTTGGCTAACTCGGATTTTGGCGAGTGGTCGCTGCAACCTGGCGATAACGACGTAACCTGCTTCATCAACGTGGCTGGCGCACCAACTGTTACAGCATTTGTCACATACCGTGATCCGTATAAGGGTTTTGACTAACCATGGCGACTTATGAGTTGTGGCTGACAAACGACGAGGGAACACGTATTGCCGACAGTCGAGGGCATACGATGCTGGACAACATAGTGGAAATGTCTGCTACTCGTGTCGTCAACGGCATCGGCACGCTAGTCGTCTCCCTCCCGCCGACGTTTGACACCGCTCTCCTCAAGCCAGACTACATGATCCAGGTCTGGCGCAAGCCGGAGGGCGGCGCACTCTCCCTATTCCGACCATATTTCATCCGCAAATGGCGATTTGCCACGCAGGGAGCAGATGAATCTATCGTCGTCACCGGCAAGGACCCGAACGAACTGCTACGCCGTCGCATCGTAGCTGGCTATGCCGGTGGCACGGTAGCAGAAAAAGAAGACTACGCCGACGACATGATGAAAGAGATCGTCACCCAGGCATTTGCCGACGGCGTGGCTCCTGAAGTGACTGAGGGGACGCGGGTACTCACCAACTTTAGCGTGGCTGCGGACTTGAGCGCGGGGCCGATCATAGCCGGTTCATTCCCCTGGAAAAAGTTACTCACGAAGTCTGGTAGCGGGCTACTTCCGGCACTGTCAAAAGCGTCACTTGCAGCAGAGACGGAGGTTTTCTTTGACGTAGCCGTGGCTTCGGTATCTAGCACATCTATCTCGTTCCAGTTCAGGACATATACCGGTCAACCTGGTCAGGACGTAAGCAGCCGCGTAGTATTTGACCAGGAACGAGGCAACCTCAAGGGTCCGTTTTTGGAATACGACTACACCGCCGAGGTAAATTACATTTACGCACTTGGCCAGGGACAAAAAAGCAACAGGGAGATACAACAGGTTGCGGACGCAACACGTTACAACGCGTCGAAGTGGGGACGGATCGAGGATACAGCGGAAGCGAGGGCACAGAGCTAATGGCGGCAATTGGGACAGGCACAACCAACGCAGGCAGGGCGGCGCTTGAGGCGGGGAAACCGGTACGCCGCTTTGGTGGTATCCCGGTGGACACGACGGGTACTCGCTTTGGACGTGACTGGAACTGGGGAGACAAAATTGTGGCGCGTTACCGCGGACAGGAATTTGACGCTATCGTTAGCACGGTGACGATCAAGATGAACAGCAAAGGGAGGGAGTCTGTGCAAGCGCGATTGGACTGGCAATCATGAGCGAGGTTTTCACGAGAGAAATTGCCCGGAACCAACGGAAATTTGACCGGTTGGAGGGGGAAATTGCTGGTACAGAGATGCTCAAGCTGGATGAACACGCCTTCGCCCACGCTTGCTCCATGTATCAGGCCCTCCCTGGCCTTCGTGCATTCTGGCCTATGTCGTCGGTGGCGTATACGAACCCGCAGGTATTGGACATATCGGCAAATGGCAATCACCTGACGAACAACAACATAGCATTTTTTGGCAATGACTCTCTAGTACCATACGTTGAATTCAATGGAACGACGCGGTATCTAAGCCGCCCTGACGGCGGGGCCGCGAATTGGGCAGACATCAGAGGAAATGAACTATATATAGATAGCGTTGCGCAAAAAAAGGGGGTAACGATTGGCGGATGGTGGAAAGTGGACAATGCAATTCCGGCAGCCATTGAAACATTGATTGGGAAATGGGGTGCGGCTTTTGCTAACCAGGCGTACAGGCTTTCACGTGAGACGGTTGCTGGACATGTCATTTTCAGTATATCCGATGCAGGAGTAAACCATACAATAGAACTCGCTAGTTCTGTAACCACGGCAGACTGGCACTTTATCGTTGGACGGTTTATGATATACTACACAGGAGCATTGTCAGAGGTAAAAGTTTGGCTTGATGGTGAGGCGGCTAGTGCAACATACGCTCCCACCATTATAATCAAAGATGTGGGAACCGAATTCACGATAGCAGCGCGGTCAGGGCCAGCAGAGTATTACGACGGCAAGGCGTCCCTGTGTTTTCTGTGTGCAATGGCGCTTGCGGACGATACCATCACAGCATTGTACCAGCAGTCGCGGGCAATGTTCGGTGTGTGATTTGACGCCACGGCAGAAGCAAATCTTGCGCTGCGTTTTGCTTACAAACAGGGAGACGGCAGTCAGGTTAGGTATCAGCTATCAAACAGTCAAGAACCATTGGACAAACGTTTACAGTGCTATCTTCGGATATGGCAATTCTCACAGCAAGACGTTGGTACTCGCTGTGGCGCTGCGGAAAGGATTGGTTACGTTAGAGGATTTGGTATGGCCGGAGTAAAACTTTACCAGGGCGATTGCCTGGAGATTTTGCCAACGTTGGCAGAGAACAGCGTTGATACTGTGATCACCGATCCGCCAGGCGAACAGGCGACGCGGTTCTTCTATTGTGCGAAGGCGGGTAGGAAGGAGCGAAACGAGGGGCTGGAGGGGATAGAGAAAAAATATCTAGCAACGATGGGGGATGGCATAGGTGCAAGAGAGCATAACCCAAAAGAAGCAGGAGCCTGGACGCAAAACCACCATCCTACTATCAAACCTCTAAAACTTATGGAGTACCTATGCACTCTCACCCAAACACCGACTGGCGGCATCGTCCTCGATCCATTCATGGGATCGGGCACAACGGGGATTGCCTGTGTCAACACAGGTCGTGACTTTATTGGGATCGAATTGGAACGAGATTACTTTGAGATTGCTCAGGCGCGGATCGAACACGCACAAAAACAGATCGTACAATTGAAACTACAGAGAGAGGAAAAACGATGAAAATTCGTAGAACGGTTATAGTTTGGATTGGAACGTTAGCTGTGGTGATGTTGGCGTTGCGAATGTCGGGTTGCCAAGGGACACCAACGCCTGAACTGTCACCTATTGCGGTGGCAGGCCTCGAGGAGGTCCCAAACGTCATTGGGTACATGGCATTTTCGGTTACTGAAGAAATTACGGGGACTGTCTACATAACACGAGAACTGAGACAGTCGGGACAGGTATTGGCTATACAAAATGATGCCGTTCCAATAAGCACAAGCGGAATCAATACGGACACTATTCTGTCACCGTTTGAGTGCCCGCTATGGGGAGTAGTGTTGAACGAGACTGCTGAGATGTGGACAAAAGCCAGCTTGGTTTACAAGGCATTGCGGGGCACGGTAACCATGCAGATAGACGGCGTTGGCTATGCCGACCTGGATACACCGCTGCTAGAAGTGGACGGCTTTTATATGATGCATCGGATCGAGGTGCACAAGATGTATTTGCCGCTGATATTCAAATAATAAACTCGCAGCTCTCACAGCCCGGCCAGCAATGACCGGGCTGGACTTTGGAGACACGATGTGGAAAAGGCGCGACCAGAAAGTACGAGTTCTCATTGTAGAGAATGACTTGACGTTAGCCCGGATGTACACAGACTGGCTAATTCAGCTTGGCTTTGTCATAGACAGGGCCACAGACATAGCGCAGGCACTCGGCAAATTGAAGGATGCTGACATTCTGATCCTGGACTGGTTGTTGCCAAACGGCAACGCTGGCCTTCTCTTGCAGAAGTGGAACGAGAGGGGGTCTCATCCTGTCTGTGTCGTGTCTGGCAACATTCCCGATCAGGCAGCCGTGGAAATCCTCTATTCCGCAGGGGCTTGGCACGCCTTTCAAAAGCCATTCTCCATGGACATCTTGGAAAACGTGCTTACTGTTTATGGCAAGCACGTTCAAGCAGTCAGGGAGGCCAAGAGGGTCCATCTGCTTGAACGTTTGGTGTGGGTCTTAACGGCCCTCGTAATTGCACTAGGGGGTGGAAAACTGATCCCCCTGATACTCAAACTTTTGTTTTGAAAAGGAGTCACAAATGTTTCCAATTTCACCAGTAGTTCAAGGCGTCGTTTTTTACGTTGCTGCCTTTCTGCTTTTCTGCATCGTGGCCTGGGGCCTGGCCCAAGGAACACTGATGCTTCTCAAAAAGAAGCAGAACTATCCCTACGAGGTTGAGATTGAGGCAGCCCTCAAGCCTTTTGCCATCAAGGCCATCCTGTTTGCTTACAAACAGAGCGAGCTGAGGATAGACGGCATCGGCGAGCGGTTGCATGGCATTGACAAGAAAAAGATCGCAATGGTCATCTACAATATGATACCGGATGAGTTGCCGATCACTGTGCCAATTCCCAACGACGGGGTGGTGATCGTCAAGATTCCATTGCGCATGCTCAAAACGTGGTTCACCGAAGAAGCCTTTGCAGCCCTAATTGAGGATGTCTTTGCCGAACTTCAGGATTTCCTGGAAGACAAATATGTGGACTTCCGGGGAGACCTAGAAGATGCCTTGAGCGAGATCGAAGCGGCGGGCTAGTCCTGCTATGTTCACAAAAAAGCATAGAGCTGTACTGATTGCAGTGGCCTCTGATACCCATCCGAATAGTCGCGTAGGACTTGCGCCTCCTGTCGTGTCTCTTGATGACGGCTCTGAGTACAGACAGAACCAAGTGCAGAAGTGGCTGTGGCACAATTGGCTGGATTTCTGGCAGCGGTGGATACCGTCTCTGGCAAAGAAGTACCACGCGGACGTATGGTACGTCCACAACGGGGACGGGACGGATGACAACTACCACAACCAGCATGGTCTGATCACGCTGAACAAAGCGGATCAGATCAAGATTGCAGTTGCAATCCAGCAACCAGCACTCAGGGCCGCCAGTGAGGTCTATATTGTCCGTGGCACTGAGGCACACGTGGGGAGGTGGGGGGAACTTGAGGAACTGGTTGCAGACCGGCTCAAGGCACACCCCAACCCGACCACGGGGACGTCCTCTTGGTGGTTCTTGCCGTTGGAGGTAGAGGGTGTAAAGCTAGACTTCTCACACCACGCCGTGACTTACTCGCGTCGCCCCTGGACGAGGGGGGCCGGCGTGAATAGACAGGCGGCCATTGAGGAGTCCAACTACGCGCCGTTTTGGTCTGATCGTCCTGACATTTCTGTCTATGCGCATGGCCACTATTTTGCAGACAGCGCTGCTACTCATTTTATTCGCGTGCTCTATCTACCCCCCTGGCAGGTGACAACTTCTTTCTCCCGTAGACTTGGCATAAAACGCGCGATCCAGAGAGTCGGGGGCGTGGCGATCCTATGTGACAGGGGGGAATATAGGTTGTTCACGCGATTTTATGAACCAGAGTCGGGAAAGAGATTCAAGCCAAGGAGATGATATGAGGGAAGCCCTAGCTGCTTACGCCCACGAAGCATGGGCAGGGTGGTTGAAATACATGTTTCGGGAAGGTCTCATTGTAGACGGCAAACTTGTCTTGCCACCGGACTCTACCAAGAGATGGCTGCGCCAGATGAGTACAGAGTACAAAGACCTACCAGAGGACGAGAAGCGATCTGATCGTGCTGAAGCGGATCGGATTCTTGACATCGTGAGGGGGAAGCTGTGAACACTGAAGAAATGTTGGCCGAACTAGATGCCCTTAAGGCATCTGCCCAGAGTGAAGACGGTAAGGAAGAGGGGCCTACTACTCTTGACCTGAGTAAGAAATGGGGAATAGCCCGCCCCAGTGTCCAGCATCTTCTCTTTAGCTGGGCGCAAAATGGGTGGGTTAAGGGAAAGAGAACGAGAAGGGTTTCGCCACTGACGGGGATGCATTATTCAACTTTTGTCTACTTTCTAACAGATGAGGGCCGGAAGCGCGTGAAGGAGCTCACCTAAGCCAAGCGTGTTCCTGCTCCTCAATATCATTGAGCAGCACGTAGATTTTCAGCAATGTAAAGATGCGGTGAAGTTGGTCAGAGGACAGGTCTTCAATCTCTGTTTCTTCAAGTAACTTCTTTACTGCTTCCAGCACTTTCTGTCTGTTCAATGTAGTCATCAAGTACCCTTTCCTCAATCTCAAATGTGGAAACAGCCCGTTTCCACACGCCCATCTCTTTTAACTGCTTTTCTGTGTAGAGACGAAGCACAACCTTTCCGTCTCTGCGAGTTGTCTTCAGCCACATGGCAAATTCATTGCCTCTGTAGTCGATCTGACTGTGGAAATGCTTACTCATTCCGCACCGGCCACGTCTTGAAGAAATAAAGCCCCCACGGCCCCTCCTCAAATGCTTGGAGAGGGACCGCTGTCATCTGTAGCCTCTCCATGTCATTCTTGGA